TTTGTAATTCGTCCATCTCATCCTGCAAGTATTCGATATTTAAATCTTGTACTGCATCATCAGGTAACGCACCCAACTCACCTCTTGGCCATTTGATTCTAAACTCTTCATTCATTTCAACAGAATCTTGCATTCTAATTACATCTAATTGTAATGCCGCTAATGAACCAGTCAATGTAAAATACACTCCTGATATAGTTAGTAGTGTTAGAACGACACCTACGAGACTTTTAACATCTATAGTTAATTGACTCTTGTCATTTAATGCCATATTATTTTGATTTGCCATATTCCTCTCCGTTATTGTCTACTGCTAAATGCTTTCCCTGCTTCAGCAATACCAAAAGATCCTAGTGTTACTACAACAAAAGAAGTATAGATAAAGTCTGAAATGACTAAATCAGTACCGTCTAATCCTGTTACTAAGTCTACAATACCAAAAGCAACCATCATAAAGAACGATGCAAAACCAATGATTGCTTTCTCATTGATTTTATTATCATCCATAAACAGGCCGCTTATAGTAAACTTTTCTTTTGGTTTCACCTCATGGGAAATAGTTCTTAAGTCTTTGGTTAATGCTTCCATCTCTCGGATTTTGTCATTAGCCTCGTCTAATTTTAGTAGTAGATCAGTATATTTATCTAAATCTAAGTTCTGAACAACGCCTTCGCCGCCTTCAGTAATTGTTTCTTTGTCTTCACTCATTTCTATTCTCCTGCATCATTAATCTGGGTTAATTCCATATTGCATAAGAACCATCTTCTGCAATTTTTCTTGAGTCTTACCAGCCATCATGTAAAAACTCGCTTTATTATCCACAGTCTTTTGTCCTTTATACACTTGCGAACTATCATACCAACTTTGTTGATCTGCTAATTGTGTTTGTGATGTATACTCACTAAAGCCTGCAGTATATCCAATATAAGCAACAACAACAGTTTGATCACCGTAATCACTAGTGTTCTCGTTACCTTGTTGCAATTTGTTTAATTCTGTTTGTAAGTTTGCTTGTATAACAGTTGAACTAACAGAATCTGCTAAACTTTCTACTGCGGCCGACTGTCTTTGTTCTTGGAATGTAGGTGCTTCAACTTCAAACTTAGCAAAGTCTGGTGTTGTGTTACTTAAAAATTGTCCTATTGATTGTCCTGTTCCCAAAGCATCATCAAATGAACTCTCAAAGTTTTGATCGGCTACTGTAAAGTTAGAGCCATCATCAAATGTTAATTCTTGTTGTTCGTCTTGTGTTTCTTGTTGTTGTTCAGCAACCTCAAAGGCAGTTACAGCAGGACCTGAATCAACTATCTCTGCTACTTGTATTTGTACTTGTCCTGTTGATTGTTCTTGTTGTTCTACTACAAAAGTATTACCTGTGGATTGTGTTATTTGTTCTTGTTGAGAACTCGTAGCCACAACACTACCAGAATTAGAACTACTACCACTTGAGTAAGAATTTGCATCAAAACTACCTCCTGTTGTACTACCTGAGCCATCATCTAATTGTTCTTGCAAGACTTCGGCAACTGTTACTTGTTCTTCTTGTGTACCACCAAAATCTATTTCTGCTACAACTGCTTGTGAACTACTAGAAGATGAATCTTGTGATACCGCTTGTTGTATTGTTTGTTGTTCCTCTTGTTGTTCTTGTTGAGCAATCATTACTGTAAATGATTGTTCTGTGTTACTGACACTAGGTCCTTGTCCTTGGCTTGTGGTAGAAGCAATCAGTATTCTACTTTGATTTTCTTCTACTTGTTCCTCTTTAAAAAACTCTTCTTCATCTTCTTCGTTAATAAGTTCTTCTAACTCATCTTCGTCTATTAAATCTTCAAAGGCTTCGTCTTCTTCTAAATAAAGTTCTTCTTCGTCATACTCTTCTTCAAACTCTTCATAAACTTCTTCTTCGAGTTCCTCTATTGCTTCTCGTTCAAAATCTTCTAACTCTTCTTCATATATTTCATTCTCTTCAACAGGCTCCCATTCTTCTTCAACGAATATTTCAACACCTATCTCTTCTTCTAATATATAAATTTCTTGATCTGTAAGGTTTTGGGCTAGTAGTTCTTCTTCTTGAGTATACAGTTCTTCTTCAAAAAATTCTTCAGAGTATAGTTCTTCCCAATAAGCCTCTTCTACAAAACCTTCCTCAGAAAATTCTACATCTTCGCCCCACCATTCGTCTACCTGTTCCTGTCCAAATTCTTCTACTTCATACGCATAAAAATCGTCATCGGTTTCCAACGTTTCAAAAAATGCTTCTTCTTGTGCCCAATATGCTTCTTCTTGTGCTAACATTTCCGCATCTGCTAACATTCGCTGTTCTTCTTCTAATTGCCACGCTAATTCTTCTGCTTCCCATATCGCATCTTGTTCTGCATCATATGTATCCATGCCTTCATCAATCTCTGACCAGTATTCTTCTTCTGTTGATGATCCATAGTCAATATAACCATCCTCAGTAAATTCTACCTCTGACCCATACCACTCATCTACATTTTCTTGTCCAAACTGTTCAACATCAAGTGCATACCAATCAGCATCAGTCATGTTTTCACAACCGTTTTGATAACAAGGATCATTTGGATCTAAGTATTCATCATATTCTTCGTCATACCACATATCTTCTTCTGTATAGGCATTGCCAGAATCATCATAGCCATACTGTGACTCTTCATTTCCATATTCGTCATAACCATCATCATAGCCATACTGATCTTCATCTGTATACATAGAGTCTTCTAACGCTTGTTCCATTGCCAACGCACTTGCGTAACCACTACACGAAGTAGCATAAAATACATCTATATCACATTCGTATATTAATATAGCCGCCGCGTAACCTGTACAACTTTCATCATATATGGCACTAATAGCACATTGTTGAGCCAAGTATGCCGCGGCATAACCAGTACATGATGCATCGTATAAAGCATCAATACCACATTGTTGAGCCAAGTATGCCGCGGCGTATGCTGAACAGGTTGTACTATATAAAGCATCAATCTCACACATTTGAGTTTCTGTTCCACCATATAGTGAACCACCATTCTCTAAGTCAGGCCAATTTGAATTTGCTAAGTATTCATCTAAAGTATCGTAACCACTTTGTCCATCGTTGTAATATAAGTATGTCTTAGTATCTGCTGGAGTAGTTGAATGATTACCTTGTTCACCTATAACAACATCATGATTTTGAATATCTAATTCTCTGTATCTGTATTCAAAAGAATTGTTTTCATAAAGGATTGCTTCAAAACTATTACTTGAACTTCTTTGATATTCTCTTAGATAATACCAACCAAAGACAACATAATCACCGAAATCTTTAAATAACATCTTGGAACTTTTAGTTGAACCATCATCCAGATATGCTGTTCCTCTGATTAAATCAGTCCAAAAAGGATATAAGGTATAATCTCTGTAGGGTAAGGATTGTGGTGTATAGTCAGAACACTTACTTGAAGCACCACCTAATGAACCACTTTGAAGGTTTACACAACCATTAGTGGACATTTTTGCATGAGACCAAGTTTGACCCCATCTATCCCATTCCATGCCAAGAGTAACTGAATTTGACCAGCCATCATCACTTGCATTTAGATTGGTAGTGCCGGACATATTGTAAAGGTCTATAAGGTCTTGACCGTCTTCGTAAATGTAGACACCACTATTGTAACAATCTTGACTGTTAGTACAAGTACCGTTATTGTCTGCTATTGCATGAGTAGTAGAAAACAGAAGACCTATTAGTATAAGAAGTTTCTTCATCAGTTTGTAGTTTGTAGAGTTCTCCACTCTCGTCTACAAGTTCCATTTGATTTGGATACTCCAACTTTAGTTGAACCGTGTGCTTTTGCAGATTCTTCAGTGTGTTTAGATCCTTTACACGCAGACATAAAATCTATTTTTGGTTGTTCAGCGGCCACTTCTAACTGTTCTAAATGTTCTTCTTGTGCTTTCTTTTTATTCTTTTCTTGTTGTTTTACGATTTTCCTAGCAAGGTCTGCTTCTTCTGCAATTCGTTTCTTTTCTGCTTTCTCTTCGTTTGCAATTCGTTTCTCTTCTGCTTTCTTATCTTCTGCTTCTTTTTTGAGTCTTGCTTTTTCTGCTCTCTTTTCTGATCTAGTAGGTGTTATCTTATCAAGATAATCTTTCTTATCAGGTCTTTGATCTGCATTTTCTTCCCATGCAAGTCGAGCCTCATCTCCAATTTTCCCTTCATATGGACAAGGAGTACCTGCCATCATCATAGCAGTAAAAACTCGTTCATCTTGACACATTAAACTAACTGCCGCAACCTTCATGCCCATATCATAAACTGTTTTAGAAAGTTTGATCCTTTCACAATTCATATCTCTTACAGACTTACCAGCTGATAAGCCAAATACTTGCCCTTGGAAAGCACCACTAATACCTGTGGTACATAAATCCTGAGAGTAAGAACTACCGATTGAAGGTGCAATAGCACTTGCGGGCGGAGCCTTTGTTGTGATCTCCTGCTTAATTGTTTGATTAGTTTCATTCTTATTAATGTTCTCGTTTTTATTAGTATTTTCGTTCTTATTATTTGTAGTGACATTACTATCCGATGTACTCTCACTCTTATTGGTATTGGTGTTGGTATTAGCATTAACACTGGTGCTGTTGTTATTATTATTGTTATTATTTGTATTGTTAGATGTCGAATTACTTTCTACATTCTGATCAACGGTTGAAGTATTGTTATTGGTGTTCGTATTATTAGCCGTTGAATTTACTGTTGAATTATTAGTATTATTATTGGTATTAGAGTTCGTGTTGGTGTTGGTGTTGGTATTATTATTCGTATTATTACTGGTACTATTGTTCGTATTCGAGTTAGTGTTGTTACTGGTGCTAGTGTTTGTATTGGTATTCGTGTTGGCGTTGGTGTTATTTGTACCGCCTGAACTTACATTATTATTTGTGTTGTTACTTGTGCTGGTGTTCGTATTGGCGTTGGTATTCGTATTGGTATTGGTATTTGCGTTTGTATTAGTGTTGGTTCCACTATATGTTGTGTTGTTAGTGTTCGCATTCGTATTGGTGTTCGTGTTGGCGTTAGTGTTGGTATTGGTGTTGGTATTTGCGTTTGTATTGGTATTGGTATTAGTATTTGCGTTAGTGTTGGTATTGGTGTTCGTGCTAGTGTTAGTATTGGTATTAGCATTGGTATTAGTATTCGTATTGGTGTTCGTATTGGCGTTGGTATTGGTGTTGGTATTTGCGTTGGTATTAGTATTGGTGTTTGTATTCGTAGCCGTGGACGTGCTAGTATTCGTGTTCGTATTGGTATTGGTATTAGCGTTGGTATTGGTATTCGTGTTGGTATTGGTATTGGTATTCGTATTGGTTGCTGTTGAAGTTGTAGTAGTTGTTTGATTATTGTTTTCACAAAACTCAGTACCCGCAGTACAATCCCCAGTTTGGTCAGCAAAAATATTTTGGCTAGTAAAGCCCACACTAAATATTAATAGTGCGATTCTCAAATGTTTTAGATGCATATTATCGTTTCCTTAATCGTAAGTTAGTTCGCACTAGTATTTATGATTTTGGTATCGAAAAAGGATTCTCTAACCCGATGATCCAGCGTTTAAATCAGTGATTGTTGTTACTCGGAATCAATTTGGGAATCGCACACTTTTATAAGTTTTTATTCTTTTGGGTACATTAGTGATAAATACTTATTGACATAGGAACATATTAGTAGTATAATATGCTCATGTGTTATGTTTTTAACAAAACTAAACAAGTGAGACTTCGGTCTTGCGACAACACATATAGAACTAAACTTAGGCATACAATATAGGAGAAAACATTATGGCCAGTCTAGCAGACATCCGTGCCCGTCTCGCGGCACAAGAAAATAAAACAGGATCCAAGTATCCAACATCTGATGGAGCGATATTCCCTCATTGGAAAATGGACGAAGGGGCAAATTGCTCTCTACGTTTCTTATCTGATGGGGATTCAAACAATTCGTTCTTTTGGATAGAGAGACAAGTTATTAAACTTCCGTTTAATGGCGTGAAAGGTGATCCAAATGTGAGACAATTAACAGTCCAAGTACCGTGCGTGGAAATGTTCGGTGAAAACTGTCCCGTACTTGCAGAAGTTCGTCCTTGGTATAAAGACGAAACTCTAAAAGAAATGGCAAACAAATACTGGAAGAAAAGAAGTTATATCTTCCAAGGCTTTGTTCGTCAAAACCCAATTGGGGAAGACAATACTCCTGCGAATCCTATTCGTAGATTTGTTATTTCACCTCAAATCTTTCAGACTATCAAAAGTTCATTGATGGACCCTGAGATTGAAGAATTACCAACTGACGTAATGCGTGGTCTTGATTTTAATATCAGAAAGACTACAAAAGGCCAGTATGCTGATTATTCAACATCTTCATGGTCTAGAAAAGAATCTGCTCTAACTGATGTAGAACAAGCGGCTATTGAAGCCAATGGTCTATTCAACTTAGCAGACTTCTTACCTAAGAAGCCAAGTGAGTCAGAATTACGTGTCATCAAAGAAATGTTCGAGGCATCAGTAGATGGTCGTCCATACGATGTTGACAAGTGGGGTGCTTACTATCGTCCATTCGGCGTAGATGCACCAGCTAAAGCAGACAAAGTAGATGAATCGACTTCAAGTGCTCCGGCACCCGCAGTTGAGACACCTGCCCCAGTTGCTACTCCAGTAGCGGCACCTGCAGAAAGTTCTGAACCAACTAGTGATAAAGCACAAGACATTCTAGCAATGATTCGTGCAAGGCAAAACAATTCGTAAGAGTTGTGAGTCTGGGGGAGGCAACTCCCCCATATTTGTAGGAGAAAACAATGACACTACCAGACGAAAGATTTAGAGCCCTTAAACAAGGGAAGAAATTATTAGAAGAACTATGCGATCCAGGAAAAACTCCACGTGTACCAAGTCTTATCAGAGATAGGGCGAGAGCGGCACTAAGACATTTTCCTGCTGATTTTGATTTAGATGATATGGCAGAAGCCTGCCCAGAACTCTTGCAAAAAACTTCTAATTCTAGTAGAATTAACAATAAACAATCTAATCAATAGGAGTAATCGTGGCGAAACCATTTGATGTTTCCAAATTTAGGAAAGACATAACCAAATCCATTGACGGCTTGTCAATAGGGTTCAACGATCCAACTGACTGGATCTCAACAGGTTCTTTTGCATTAAACTATCTTATCTCAGGAGACTTTAATAAAGGCGTTCCTTTAGGTAAAGTAACTGTATTTGCAGGAGAATCAGGCGCAGGTAAATCATACTTTGCCGCAGGCAATGTTGTGAAAGCCGCCCAAGATCAAGGTATCTTTGTAGTCTTAATTGACACAGAGAACGCACTTGACGAAGCCTGGTTACAGGCACTTGGTGTTGATACATCTGAAGAAAAACTACTCAAACTTAGTATGAGTATGATTGATGATGTAGCAAAAACTATCTCAACTTTTATGGGAGATTACAAAGCAATGGCAGACGGTGAACGTCCTAAAGTTCTCTTTGTAATTGACTCATTAGGCATGATGTTAACACCAACTGATGTAGCCCAATTTGACAAAGGTGATATGAAAGGTGACATGGGTAGGAAGCCTAAGGCATTAACTGCTTTAGTTAGAAACTCAGTGAACATGTTCGGTAGTTACAATGTTGGACTTGTCGCAACTAATCACACTTATGCATCGCAAGATATGTTTGATCCAGATGATAAAATCTCTGGTGGACAAGGCTTTATATATGCATCAAGTATTGTTGTTGCTATGAAGAAGATGAAACTAAAAGAAGATGCCGCAGGGAATAAAATCTCTGATGTAAGAGGTATTCGTGCAGGCTGTAAAGTAATGAAGACTCGTTATGCAAAACCTTTCGAGGGTGTGCAAGTGAAGATTCCTTATGAGACAGGCATGAATCCTTATTCTGGACTTGTAGACTTGTTTGAAAAAGCAGGCATACTAACTAAACAAGGGAATCGTTTAAAGTACATCGCACTAGATGGTACTGAGATTCTTCAATTTAGAAAACCCTGGGAAGCAAATGCTGAAAGTTGCTTAGATAGACTTATGGCCGAATACTCTGAAGTTAAAAGTGCATTAGACAAAGTAAATACTGAGGAAGATGTAACTGAGACGGAAGAGGATTAGAAAATGAATTTAATGGACTTAGCAAGTGTTTGGAAAATTATTAAACCTAGTATCGAAGATGGCGACCCAAGGGAAGCCGCTGATCTTTTAGTCAATCATTTAATTGATGACGGTATGACTGCAACGGAAATCAAAAAAGCGTTCGGCAAAGATGAAGAAATCATCGAAGCACTATCGTACTTTTCTGACGAAGATGTAGATGCTATAGAAGATGAAGACAATGAAGAACTCGATGATGATTGGAACTAAGGGGTAACCTTTGAATTGGTACACACGAATTAACCATGACTTGTCTGTAATTCCAGACTTTATTATTCACTATGAAAACGAACTGCTGTCAGCCAAAGTTGATGTTAGAATTAAAGGTTATGTTGAAAAACAGATATCAGCACTTCCAGGTATAACTGAGCATCGCTTTAATCAACTACAAGAAGTTGAAGCGGTGCTTAATTTACTGAACATCAAACTGCGTAAGATCCGTAGAACTCACTTTCAAAAGTACTTAGAGAAATATGCGAGAGCATTGACCTCACGTGATGCTGAGAAGTATGTTGACGGTGAAGATGAAGTCATAGACTTTGAATATCTAATCAATGAAGTAGCCCTGCTTAGAAACAAGTATCTGGGCATTATGAAAGGATTAGATGCAAAACAGTGGCAAATGGGTCATATTGTACGACTCAGAACTGCTGGCATGGAAGATATCCAAGTAGATTAGTCGCAAGCCATTGATTTTATTAGGCGAAATAATGGTAAAATAATGGGAAAAAGGCTTGACTCTGTACCCAAAATCCGTTATAATACATGTATGTTAAATCAAAAAGCAATCAAAATACTTACAAAAAGTTTGCCCAAAGGCTTGACATTGCTACCCAAAGGTAGTATAATTACATTATAACGACACACTGACACAACGGAGTTAAATATGACACAGAGTAGAATAACAGTAAAATACGGCGAGTATAGAAATCAACCGATCGTTAATCAATCATTTGAATTGGTTAAAGGTTATGCAACAGGCAAACGAGGTGGATTCGTTACTGTCAAAAATGACGGTAAGTTTCCCCAAGTTCAAATTGCTAATGTTAAAATCAAAGTTAATAACATTAACGACATCACATGGGGAACTGATAAGCCGATTATGGCAGATCAATCAATAAGTGATCTTGATACTAAACCACTTGAAACAGACACTGAGGCGATGGACAGAATCAAATCTAGGTTCATGATTCTTGACGATATGGCTAAGGCTACTATCGCAGGAGACATCAGAGCAATGATCGTTACAGGTCCTCCTGGAGTAGGTAAGTCTTACAGTGTTGAGCAACAAATGGAGAAGGCTTCATTGTTCGATCAACTGACTAACAGCAGAACTAGATACGAAGTTGTTAAAGGTGCAATGACTGCATTAGGACTTTACGCAGTTCTTTACAAGTACTCTGATGCTAGAAACGTCTTAGTGTTTGATGATTGCGATTCAGTCTTCCAAGATGATCTTGCTCTTAACATCTTAAAAGCGGCACTTGATTCAGGTAAAAGCAGAAGAATTTGCTGGAACTCTGATTCTAGTCTTCTTAATAGAGAAGGCATTCCGAATAGTTTTGAATTCAAAGGAAGTGCAATCTTCATTACTAACTTGAAGTTTGAGAACATCAGGTCTAAGAAGTTACAGGATCACTTAGAAGCCCTTTCATCAAGGTGTCACTTCTTGGATCTTACTATCGACAATGACAGAGATAAAATGCTCAGAATCAAACAAGTCGATAGAGATTGTGAAGGTGGATTGTTTAAAGATCACAACTTTGAGAATGGTGAAGACAAAGAAATCTTTAACTTCATGGAAGAGAATGCTCACAAACTTAGAGAAGTCTCAATGAGAATGGCTCTTAAGATTGCTGACTTATTTAAAGTCATCGGTGTTAATCACTGGAAAGTGTTAGCCGAGAGTACTTGCATGAAGATTAGATAACTCTGTGTCAGGAGTGGGGGGCGGCTCAGGTCGCCCCTTTTTTTAAACCAAAATATTTGGTTTAAGGACAAAAAGGAAGTATAATAGTATTATGGATATATCTAAACAAGAATTTAAATCTAAAGAACAAGTCATCTTTTTTATGATGACCACTTCTATTAGTCTATCCCATTACGATCACAAATTTATTTCCAACATGCAATCCTTAACGCATGACAAAAAACAGATTACATCAGGTCAAGCAGAATTGTTTGATAAACTATTAGTCAAATACAGGAAGCAATGGGCAACAAACGGATATACTGATAAAGAGTTAACCAAGTTGCCATGGAAGTGTGTAGTAGTACCTAGTCTTCCTTTGTATACAAATGCAAATGTTGATTGGGACGACTCTATAAAGAAACTAACTATCAGAGTACCATTCAAAAAAGATTTCATAGCGGCTTTTAGAAAAGAAATGTTAGATATAATTCCAGATTCTTCTTTCAATAATAATCAAACTTGGATCTGGCATACTGAACGAAAAAGGTATGAAGCAAACCCAAGCACTCATGCATTGAAGTTAGCATATGAAATTTTACCTCAATTCTTTACTACTGT